TTAGAAACCAAATCTGATTGGTTGCTAATGATGGATTCAGATGAGCAACTATCTGTTGAAGCATTTGATAAGTTAATTGAAACGGCGCACGATACAGAGCGCCCAGTTGTAGCAGGTTTGGTATTTGCCAGTTTTGAAACAGGCTATCCATACCCACAACCAGTGCCAACAATTTTTGAAGATGCCCCTGAAGGCTTCTTGCCATTAAATAAATACGATAAAGATTCAGTTTTCCAAGTAGATGCAGCAGGCACTGGATGTTTGCTAATCCACCGCAGCGTGCTTGAGGCAATTCAGGCAGATGCCGACCCACACCAGGGCAAAGATTGGTGTTGGTTTTGGGATGGACCTATCAACGGTGAATGGATTGGCGAAGATTTACAATTTTGCCGCCGTGTTCGCTCTTTAGGTTTTCCAATCTATGTTCACACAGGCGCGATACTGCCTCACTCAAAAAGCTACTGGTTAGATGATAGGCAGCACGATATATGGAACGCATAAAACGAATTTTAAGAATTAAGGTAAAATCAAAGGAAACCGCTACCGCCGTTCCACAACTGGAACGCGCAATGCTTCCCAAAGTAGAAACGAGAATAAAGCGTGGCGATCACTAACGGTTATTGCACACTGAACGATGTAAAGGCAGCCTTGAATCTTGAAGATTCATTGGACAATGCTGCCCTTGAACTTGCCATTGCAACCGCTTCACGCCAAATTGATGATTATTGTGGCCGCTTTTTTTACAAGGATGGCACCGAATTATTGCCTGCAACTCGTTACTACACGCCTGACAACTGGTGGATTCTCCCCATTGATGACTTTGTGAGCATTACACAACTTGCAACTGATGATTTTTTTGATCAAAACTACTCAACTATTTGGAATATCTCAGACAGAATGTTTGAGCCTGTTAACAACCCTTCCCGTGGATGGCCACGCAACCGCATTTTGGCAATCGGTTCCTATGTTTTCCCACAATTATTGCCGCAATCTGTTCGTGTTAAAGGTGTATTTGGCTGGTCTGAAGTGCCTTATGAGGTAAAGACTGCAGCAAAAATTCAAGCCGCACGCCTGTTCCTTCGCAACCAATCACCATTTGGCATTGCTGGCAACACAGATTTAGGAACAGTTCGCTTGGCTGCAAAGCTAGATGCCGATGTTGAGGCACTGTTGCGCCCCCTACGCAAGAACAATGGCATGGCCGTATAATGTTGCCAAGTGAGGTTAGAAATGGCTTAAAAGCCAACCTAGAGACTATTAAAGGGATGCGCGTTTATGAACTAATCCCTACGGTGCCAGTTGCACCAGCAGCCATCGTTGGCCAGTTAGATTTCACATTTGATTTGAACAATGCCCGTGGTTTAGACCAGGCAAACCTTGATGTTGTTGTTTTGGTTCAGCGTTTTACAGAGCGTTCAGGCCAAAACGATCTTGATAAGTACCTTGCAGGCAGCGGGGCTTACTCAATCAAGGCAGCAATTGAATCTGATTTAACTCTTGGTGGGGCTTGCAACACTTTGCGTGTCACATCTGCCGAAGCGGGAACTTATGCCGCTGGGGATATTGAGTTTCTTTCGTACCGTTACCGTCTCACCGTTTGGGGATAAGGAGAAAAATGAGCTACACAGTCACATCGGATGTATTCACACCGAAGAAGAAAGGTGAATCAATCACCGAGAAAGAATTGCTTGAACTAGGCCTCAACATTGATGCCTTAGTTGCAAGTGGACATCTAAAAAACACCGCAGCAATCAAACCAGTAGAGGAAGTAAAATAATGCCACGCTTAGTATTAACAGATGTATCAGTAACAGTAAATGGTGTTGACCTTAGCGCGTTTTTAACTAGCGTTACACTTTCAACAAGTGTTGATGTAGTAGAAACTACAGGAATGGGAAGCGCAGCATCAAAAACCAGGCTGCCTGGGTTAAAAGATAATTCTGTAACGCTAGAATTTAATCAGGATTTTGCAGCACTAGGACCTGAAGTATCAATCAATGCAGTTGGCTCATCACTTGTTGGAACATCACCAACTGTTATTATCAAGCCAACAACAAGTGCAGTCAGTGCAACCAATCCTTCATATTCCTTCACGGCCGTTTGCTCAGAGTGGCAAAACCTTCAAGGTGGCGTGGGCGAGTTATCAACGATTTCTGCAACTTGGCCAATCTCAGGCGCAATCACAAAAGCTATTGCATAAATGCCACGCCTTGTTCTCAATAACGCTTATGTGCTATTTGCAAGTAGCGACATTTCGGAATTTGTGACACAGATAGAATTGAAAACAAGCGTGGATACAATTGACACAACTCAAATTGGCGCACAATCAAGAACGCGCCAGGCTGGTGTGTTTGATAATTCTGTAACTTTTCAGTTCAATCAAGATTATGCCGACAATCAACTTGAAAGGGTTGTCAATGGTACTTCAATGGCAAATACGCGACTTGGAACATCTGTTCCAATGGAAATTAGGCCAGTCAATGCTGCAGTAAGTGCAAACAATCCAAAATATACATTCAATGCAATAATTACTGAATGGCAATCTGTATCAGGTGAATTGGGAAGCCTATCCACTGTTCAGGTTTCGTGGCCAATTTCAGGCAATATAACAAAATCAATCGTATAAACTAGGGGGAAAAGATGGATGGATTAGCGGTAAAGGTAAAGACAACCGATGGTGTTGAGGCTTCTTACAGGTTAACGCCTCGCATCATCGTTGCATTTGAGCAAAACTTTGGTGCAGGTATGCCAAAGTTGCTTGGAGAACAACAAAAAATTGAACATATCTATTGGCTTGCTTGGAAAGCGATGCAGGTTAATGGAGTTGTTGTAAAACTTTTTGGACCTGAATTCTTAGATACTATCGTAAGCGCGGAATTGGACAGTGATAGTTCTTTCGAATCCACCGCAACAGCCTAACTTATACGATTGCAGCCGTTGCGGTTGAAACAGGTATTCCCATCAGTGATTTACTTGATGCGCCTGAAGGTATCTTGGAAGCAATCATGATCTATATGAAGGAACGAGCTAAAGCCAATGGCGGATGAAGTAATTGTTCTTACGGGTATCAAAGAAACAATTGATGCCTTAAAAGAATTTGATAAAGATGCCGTTAAGCGTTTCAACAAGGTTATCAATACTGAACTTGCTGGCGCTCAAAAAGATGCTCGTAACATCATTAGTGAAGAACCACCAATGAGCGGTTGGCGTAAGGCAGATGCTGCCAAAGGCCGCACTCGCGGTGGTGCTGGTTGGCCAGGGTGGAACGCTGGAGAAATCAAAAGCAAAATTACAAAGACAAAATCGCAAGGCAAGGTTCGTGGCGATTACACAACAAGTGCTGGAGCGTTGCTAAATAAATCTGCAGCAGGTTCAATTTTTGAAGTTGCTGGTCGTGTTGCATCAGGAACTAAACGAATGACTGCACAATCCTCAAGCGGCCAGTTTTTACGCACAATTGGCAACAGATTTGGCAAGGCTTCGCGTGTAGTATGGCGCGTTGTAGATAAAGATAGAGCAAAAATTGAAGAAAATGTAAATCGTGCTTTAGAACAAGCAAAAGCCGATTTACAAAAACACCTACAGGGAGAGCGAGCTAAATAAATGGCAGTTGGCGCAGTTGTAGCCCGCATCCTCACCCAGTATTCTGATAAAGGTTCAAAGGCTGCTCAAAAAGATATTAACAAACTTGGTAAAAACATTGATAGATTTGCCAAGAAATCTGCAAAAGCATTTGGTGTTGCTGCTATTGCAAGCGCTGCCCTTGCAGCCAAGATTGGCAAAGATGCAGTTCAGGCTGCAATGGAAGATCAAAAATCTCAGGCATTACTTGCTAATTCTTTACGCAATACAATTGGTGCATCAGATGCGCAAATTGTAAGTGTAGAAAAAAACATTACGGCGCTTCAAAAACAATTTTCAGTAGTAGATGATGAGTTGCGCCCCGCTTTTGGTCGTTTGACGGCAGCCTTTGGTTCAACTGCTGCTGCACAAGAAGCGTTACAAATAGCTTTAGATGTAAGCGCATTTGCAAGTGTTGATTTAGCAACTGCATCTGATGCAATTATTAAAGCAAGTCAAGGACAAAATAAGGCTTTGTCTAAGTTAGTGCCTGGTATTGGTGCTGCAACATTGGCAACAAAAGATTTTGGCAAGATTACAGATAAAGTTTCAAAGATTGTCGGCGGTGCCGCTGCTACTCGCGCAGGCACGCTTGAAGGTAAAATGGCTGGCCTTAAAATTGCATTTGGCGAAGCAATGGAAACTTTGGGTTATGCCCTTTTGCCAGTTCTTGAAAAATTTGCCACTTTGCTTACAACTCAAATACTGCCAAAGGTTGAAGCATTTGTTGAACTTAACAAAGACAAATTAGCAGCAGGATTTGCAGTTGCTGCAGAAATGGCATTTAAGTTGCTTACAGTTGCAATCGCATTTTCAGACTGGTGCGCAAATAATATGGGTATCGTAAAAGGTATGGCGGCGCTTATCGCTGGAATGTTCGTTGTGGGTCGCATCGCAGCCTTTGTAACTGCAATACAAGGCCTCATTGGTGTATTTGCACTATTGCGAACAACCGCACTTGGAGCCGCAGTAGCAACTGCCTTTGCAACAGGCGGTGCAAGCATTGCTTTAGGCGCTGCAGCACTTGCAACGGCAGGCATTGGTGTTTACACCCTCAATCAAATGGTTGGGCCTAATGGAAAGGCTAATGCTGCAAAGAAAAATGCCTTGCAGAGCCGTAGTGGTGTCAGCCCCCGTGGTAATACGAACAATCGCGACTTTAGCGTTACACCTGTTACTAGCGCCCTTGATAAATTTACAACAGGTTTGAAAGATGCAACAAAAGCGCAAAAAGATAAACTAATCAATGAAGCAGCAGCAAAGAAAAACTTAGAACGCCAAAAGATGCTTTCAAAAACACCAACTATCTTAACTGGTAGCGGCAGGTTGTCTATGACAAATAGTGGTTCAAATGTCATTGTCAATGTTGCAGGTTCAGTTACTACTCAACAAGATTTGGTAACAAGTATTGTTAACGGAATTGAACGCACAACTCGCCGTAGCTTTGGAAGCGTTGGAGCGTTTGACAGAGTGGCAATTCTCTAATGCCAGCCTTTGATGGTATAACTTCGCCTGCAGTCACAGTTCAATTTTTAATGAGTGGCTCATTTGTTACTGTTGCAACTACCGATGTAATCAGCATAAACATTCGCCGTGGTAGAACACGCCAAAGTGAACGCGATCAATGCGGCACTGCCGATATTATTCTCAATAACTTCAGCGGTATCTATAACCCTGATGCAACCAGCGGCACTTATGTTGTCGGTGGTGTAAGCATCCTTCGTGATGGCTTACAAATGCGCATTGTGGCAACTATCGGTGGGGTTGCATACAACCTTTACTACGGCTTCTTGGAAACAACAAGAGTAGATCAGGGTGAGGCACCATCGGTGACTATGACCTTTGTTGACGGCATTGCCTACATCGCCGATGCCCAGGCACCAGCACTTGCTGCTGCCGCGAACGCTGAAACCGCAGCCACTCGCGTTGGCCGTATGTTAGACATTGTGGGCTGGCCAAGTGGCGCATCACGCTCACTGACAGGTTCAGTGGGGATGCTTGCCACGGTGCAGAATCAATCTTGTATGGCAATGATTTACCAAGCAGTTGATAGCATCGCTGGCCGTTTCTATATCTCACGCAACAATGTTGCAACCTTGGTACCTCTTGCTGATAAGTTCAGCCGCCCAACCCAATTGCTCTTTACTGATACAAGTGCAACCAACACTGTTGGCTATATGGAATTATTTACAAATCCTGGCACTTATTATGTTGTAAATCAGGCGGTAGTAAATCGTGGCAATGCCAATAAGCAATACACCTCAACTTACAATATAAGCAAGAACAAATACGGTATTGCTAAAAATATTTTTGATGCACCTGTTGCTACAGATAGCAACGCGCAGAATCTAGCTCTTTATGAATCACGCAAATTAGCCGAGCCGCTTACCTATGTTGAGCGCATTGACTTTAACGCATTGGCACTTGCCGATTATGGTCCTTTGTATCCTGATTTTCTAGCAACAGAACTTGGCGATCAAATAAGCGTTGTGCGCTCAGGCACTCAATACAACCTAGTGGTCGAAGGTATGGCGTTTGTAATTGAGCAAAACAATTGGATGATGTCATACACAACCAGCGCAATCAACCCGTATTCAATTACAATTTAGGGGGTAGATGATGCCATTATGTCCACAAATCACTAACACCCCTATCACAGTTTCTTTAACTGCAGATTTTACAGTTACCAATGTTTTACCAGTATTGGCAGCTAACACTCAACAATTAGCAGCAACTGATGCTGCAGTTACTGCAGCGGTGGCAACGGCAAATGCGGCAGCGGCTACGGCTGGAACTGCACAAAGCACTGCCAATACCGCCCTTGCCAATGCAGCAACTGCCTATGCAGAGGCAATTGGTTCGCTTCAGCCAAGTGCTGACACGATAGTTAACGCTTCAAATCAAATGACTGCAATTTCAGCAAATGGCATAACAGTTTATTCAGGCTCATCGCCATCAAGCGGTGCGCGTGTTGTTATGAATTCAACTGGCCTTGCTGGTTTTGATTCGGGCGGAACTGCAAGTTTTTCAATCAGCGCTTCAACTGGAGCTGCAGTATTTAGAGGAAACATCACCACTGGTGCAACAATCACTGGTGGCACAATGAACATTGGTGGCAATGCTATCATTGATGCAAGCGGTTTATTGACTGCAACAGGTGCCACAATCACAGGCACGATCAATGCAACCGCTGGTTACTTTGGAACTGTAAGCAATGGTTTTTCAATTAGCTCAACAGGTTTGGTTGGGGTTGGCAGCGGAATCATTGTTGGCGGAACAATTACAACTAGCTCAGGTTCAAATTCTGTATCTTTGGTTGGCTCAAGCAACTCATTAACATTCAAAAATGGCGGCAGCAATGTAGGCCATATTGTGCCACTTTCAAGCAATGGTGTGATTATGCACTACGGCGCAACCGCCGATGGCTCAGGTGGAACATTCCCACAAATGTTCGTTGGCTCGGCAAATGCTTCAATGTCTGCCAGTTCAACACATAGCGTTGGTGTTTCAACATCAATTGGAATCAACTTAACTGCATCAAGCGGTGGCATCAACTTAAACAGTCAAACAAATTACTCAGGAATTGCAACAGGTTCTGGAACAGATGTTGTTTGTGTTACAACAGGTTCACGCTTGGCTCTTAAATCCTCATCTGAACGATTTAAGAAAAACATTCAATACATCTCAACTGATGGATGGTTAGACAAAGTTCTATTGATGCAACCAATTACTTATCAAACAAACGATGACTTCGTTGTTGGCGATGAACCTAACGAATCACAAATTGGTTTCCTTGCTGAAGATATTGCAGACATTGGCGGTGGATTAGAAAAGGCAGTTGTCCTTGACCCGCTAGGTGACCCATTCTCATTGTCTTATGACCGTTTAACTGTTTTCTTAATGCTTGCAATTAAGGAACTCAAAGCTGAAATAGATCAACTCAAGGGGGAATAATGGAACAAGAGATAGACATTCAAGAAGTCTTAAAAAATATGCGTGAAACCATCGGCGTACTTGCCCAGGAAAACGCAGTGCTAAAAGCACAATTAACAACTAACTCATAACGGGAGAACCGCGCAAATGACACCAGCAAACTGGGCAGGCTTAATTGTCTCAATCATCGCAATCGTAAGTGGATTTGCAGGGGCAGTTCGATGGCTTGTAAAGCATTACCTTTCCGAACTCAAGCCGAATAGTGGCAGCTCGATGCGTGACTCGATCAATCGGCTAGAGGCTCAGATGCAAATTGTTTTAGATTTGTTGGCAAAAAAGTGAAGTTAGCAAAAAAGGCATCACCAGCGGCAGTGGCGGTGCTACGCCAAGCCACCGCCCTGAAGCCATTGCGTAAGAAGTTATCTGATGGGCTATTGCCATCTGCTGCCCATCAGGTTCAAAATCCAAAGTCAGATCACAATACTGGCCTAGCCGTGGACCTTACCCACGACCCTAAAGGTGGCATTGATTGCGTTGCGTTGAAATCTTTGAAAAGCTAAAAGAGGACAAGCGCGTTGATTACTTGATTTTCAACGGCAAAATTTGGTCAAAGGCAAGAGCCAAAGAAGGCAACCGCAAATACAGTGGTTCAAATCAACACACGAAGCATCTTCACATTTCCATCAAGGAAGATATGGCAACAGATACATCACCCTGGTTTTGGTGGCTTAATCAGCCCAAAATAATTACACAAATCGGTGCTAAAATCATACCGATTCCTGCTAAAAAAGCATACAAAGCCGAAGTTTGCACTTGCTGCAAAGTTCACGGCAAGAAATAAGGGAGCAATCAAATGGAACAATTCAAGCAAATCACACTTTCTTGGTTTCGTGCAGCAGCAGCGGCAGCAATTGCCCTATATCTTGCGGGCGAGACTGATCTAAAGACTCTTGGAATGGCTGCCCTTGCTGGCGCTGCTGGTCCAATTCTCAAGTGGCTAGATTCATCAGCCGTAGATTTCGGCAGAGGCTCAAAGTAATCCACCCTTAAATTTTGGAGTAATTAAATGGCAGCAGGTACCTTAAATTTTACGATTGAACAAGGGGCAACTTTTAATCTTTTGCTTACTTGGAAAATCAACAATGTTGCGGTTAACCTTACTGGTTATACTGCTCGCCTAGCAGCACGCGTTGATGTTGAGGATACTGAAGTAATCCTTTCACTTACAACAAGCAATGGTGGAATTACTCTTGGTGGCGCACTTGGTACAATCAGCTTAGATCAAACCGCAGTTCAAACAACACTTTTGCCTGCAGGAACTTATGTTTATGACCTTGAATTGATTGCATCAAATGCAACAGTTACACGGTTGGTACAGGGTGAACTCAACATCAGCGCCGAGGTGACTCGATGAGTTCAATCGTTTATGTATCTTCAAGCACCACCAGTGTAATTGCTGAAATTGCATCACCTGCCGAAGTAATCATTTCAAACCTTCAGGGTCCTCAAGGTGCTTCAGGCCCTGCTGGTGCATCTGGAAGTATCGGCGCAAGCGGTGCTACTGGTGCGACTGGTGCGACTGGTGCTACTGGAATTCAAGGAAATGTTGGAGCCAGTGGAGCCACGGGCGCAACTGGTGTTCAGGGTAATGTTGGTGCGACTGGTGCAACAGGAAATGTTGGTCCAACTGGAGCAACTGGCGTTATCGGTGTCAGCGGCGCGACTGGAGTTACAGGTCCAGTTGGTGCAACAGGAAATGTTGGCGCAACTGGTCCAACAGGTGTTTCAGGTGCGCCGTCAACTGTACCTGGTCCAACTGGTGCTACTGGAATTCAAGGCAATGTTGGTGCGACAGGTCCACAAGGAAATGTCGGAGCAACTGGAGCGACTGGAAATGTCGGAGCAACTGGTGCGACAGGACCTCAAGGTGTAATTGGTGATACTGGAGCGACAGGTGTTGCTGGAGCAGTTGGAGCTACTGGAGCAACAGGTGTTGCTGGAGCAGTTGGAGCAACTGGAGCGACAGGTGTAAGTGGAAGTGTTGGCGCTACAGGTGCGACTGGAAATGTTGGAGCCACGGGTGCAACAGGTCCACAAGGTCAATCTTCTTCTTTCTATGAGTGCAACACAACTCAATGTCAGCCACATTGATAATGATGGCGTTGACATCAACATTTTTATCCACCTGCTAGAACCAAACGATGTAATTGTTTTGCAGGATTTAAACAACTCTGCAAACTTTCAAAAGTGGACAATTACTGCAGCCTTAATTGAGCAAACTGGATACGATCAAATTCCAGTGTCTTTGCTTGCTTCAGGCGGTACTGGCACAACAGGTTTTGCAAACAATCAACAAGTGTTTCTAGCCATTGTTTCAGGCGGCGTTGTCGGCGCAAGCGGTGCAACTGGAGCAACTGGAGCAACTGGAGCAACTGGCGCGACAGGAAGTGTCGGGGCTAGTGGAAGTATTGGCGCAACTGGTGCGACAGGTCCGCAAGGAAATGTTGGCGCAACTGGAAGTGTCGGTGCTACTGGCGCAGTTGGAGCAACTGGAATTCAAGGAACTGGTGCATCAGGTGCAGTTGGAGCAACTGGTGCAAGTGGTGCTGCTGGATTAAATGGAGCAACTGGTGCGACAGGTCCACAAGGAAATGTTGGAGCAACTGGTGCAAGTGGAGTTGCAGGAATTGACGGAGCAACTGGTGCTACAGGTCCAAGTGGAAGTAACGGCGCAGTTGGTGCGACAGGTGCAACTGGCGTAAGCGGTGCAACTGGAGCTACAGGGCCAACTGGCGGGATTACATTCAATGTTACCAATAGCGGTTCAGGGGCTTATGTAATCAATGGTGCTAACAACCCAACACTGACAGTCATTCGTGGTATGAAATACACACTTGCCATAAATGCTTCAGGGCATCCATTTTGGATTCAGACAGTCTCAGGTGCTTATAGCAGCGGAAATATTTACAACACAGGTGTAACAAATAATGGAGCGCAGGTCGGCAACATTGTTTGGGAAGTAGCCTTTGATGCACCTAACACTTTGTATTATGCCTGCCAGTATCACTCATCTATGGTTGGACAGATCAATGTCACAGATGGCATTGGACCTACGGGTGCTACGGGTGTGTCAGGTGCAACTGGAGCGACTGGCCCAACAGGTGTTGGAGCAACTGGCGCTACTGGCGCAACGGGTGCTACTGGCCCATCTGCTGCCTATGCCCAGGCTTCAATGCCAACGGCGGTGCCAAATGGTTCAGTATGGTTAGATACAGATGCAACATCAACAACAGTCTTTGAACAATGCTGGCGCAAGGCAGTTGTTTCTGCTGGCACATCAATTACTGGTGCTGATGATTACGCACTCACTCTTGCATACACAGTCGGATTTGAGCAGGTGTACCTCAACGGTGTGCTTCTTGTTCGCGCCGTGGATTACACCGCAACAGATGGCACAACTGTCACGCTGACAACATCAACGACAGTTGGCGATTATGTCGAGATCATCACGACTTCAACCTTCATTGCTGCCAATACCTATACACAGGCGCAGACAAATGCGCTTATACAGAGTTCGACAATTGCTGACATAATGGACATCTACTAAAGAAAGTTGTAACTAATGGCAACTGTATCAAAGGCGCTCTTTCGTAGATCTGCATCTGCAGGCACATTTACACTTGCACTTGCTGGCACGAACTTTGGCACTGCAATCGCCGTGGGTGGCAATGATTCAACTGTCATTGACTTGAAGCAAACACTTGTCGCAACCAACACCATCACTGGCGGTGCATCTGCCACCACGATCAACTTTCACATCTCAGGCGTGGAAATCGCTTAAATGGGAGTGTATGAATTATCGGGCGCGGGGTCGGTAAAGACTGGCCGCACCCTTTATACCAGTATGAACGCTGGCAACCAGTTTGGGGCGATGGTGCCGATTGCTCAAGCGGTTGGAACCAACGATTCCGCCATAATCAGTTTTCTTAACATTCCTCAGACATTCCAAGACCTGATGCTTGTTTTATATGGACTTCCATCAAGCGCAAGTGCGGTGTTGACTCTAGGGATTAACTCACTGTCCTCTGGAATGTCATCTACATTCCTCGCAGGTGATGGTGCAAGTGCAACTAGTTCAAGGACAACATCCCAATCGTCTTTGCAACCAGTGGGATTAGGAATTTCATTGTCAACAACGGCTCCATTGTCATTTGTGGCCCACTTCCTTAATTATGCAAACACATCTACATTCAAAACAATGCTCAGCCGTTATTCTAATGATAAAAATGGGTCAGGCAATACAGTGCTAAGTGCCGTTCTTTCACAAAGCACTCAGGCAATCACTCAAATCAATGTCTCAACCTCAAATGGTGCTTTCTTTTGGACACCCAACACAACTGCAACCCTCTACGGAATCAGGGCGGTGTCATCGTGAGTATGATTTGGATTGCATCAAACACTATAAGTGGGTCTAGCACATCACTCATTAACTTTACTTCTATTCCACAAACTTTTACTCATTTGCAAGTTCGATGCTTTTGGAACACTACTTCAACCTCAACTGGCGACTACATCCTTGCAATGACTTTTAACGGCGATGGATACCCTAATACTAGTTATTCCATGCACTTTCTCAACGGTAATGGCAGTGCAGCAAGTAGCGGTTCAGAAATAAACAACTGGAACGCAACTGCTGGTGATTTAGGAAAGTATGGCAGTGCAATAATAACTCCAAGTGCTAATATATTTGGTGTTGCTATCGCAGATGTTCTTGATTACACAAACACAAATAAATATAAAACTTCACGCAGCCTGAGTGGGTATGACAACAATGGTCAAGGTGGTGTCAATTTATTTTCAGGCGTAAGATTATCAACTGCCGCAATCACTTCAATCACAGTGCAACATTCAGGAACTGGTGGCTTTTTTGCCGCAGGTTCTCGCTTTGACCTCTACGGCATCACCTCATCTCAAGTAACGGGGGCATAAATGACAATTGCAATGCAACCGATCTATACATACACACTGACTACTGCAACTAACAACTTTAATTTTAATAATATTCCGCAGACTTTTACAGATTTGCAACTAGTTATTTCTGCAAGAGCAACAGGTAGTACCGCAAATCAAGGCATGTATATACAATTTAATGGTGTTGGTGGAACAACTTATTCAGGAACAGTTGCTCGAGGATTTGGTTCATCAGTAGATAGTTTTCGTTTCAATGCGAGTAACGCTTTTGGTCAGTATGAAATCCCAAATGAATTAAATACAACAAGCACTTTTTCGAGTCTAAGCATCTATATCCCAAATTATACAAGTTCAAACTTTAAGCAATTGATTGCAGATAATGTCAAAGAAAACAATTCTGCATCTACTGCCGTCCAGTTGCAACTACAAGCAAATTTATTTAGCAATACAAGCCCAATTACAAGTATGGGGTTTGGCACAAATATTGCTGCCCCGAACTTCTTTAGCGGGTCAACATTTTCACTCTACGGAATCACGAAAGGCTAAACAATGAGCAAAGTAATCGAGATTGACTGTTCAACAGGGGTATCTGTAGAACGCGATATGACACCAGCCGAGCTAGAGGCCCAGGCAGCGATGGCAGCCCAGGCAGAGGCAGATCGCGCCGCTGCGCAAGCCGAGGCCGATGCCGTTGCCGCCGCTAAGGAATCCGCGCAGGCAAAACTTTCAGCTCTTGGCCTCACCGCCGATGAGATCGCTGCACTTTCTAAGTAAAGGATAAAATCTAATGGCATCAATCGGCGAGACATCACGCCCAGGGTTCGTCTATGACTCTGCTACTGACACTTGGATTCCTGTAGGAATCGGCCCACACTCACACACGCCTGCTGCCATTGGCGCGATCTCAAACGAGCTAGTCAACGCAAAGGGTGACATCATTACTGCTACTGCGAACGACTTGCCAGCCCGCTTAGCAGTCGGCAATAACGGCGATACACTCGTAGCAGATAGTTCCCAAACTACGGGGCTTCGTTACAACCCACAAAACGCCTTGGCAAATCCAGTCATTAACGGTGGCTTTGACATTTGGCAACGTGGAACATCTGTTAGCACAACGGCTGGATATACGGCAGACCGTTGGTATGCAAATATGACAGTATCTGGTCGTACAGTTTCACGCCAAACAACAAGTGATACCACTAATCTGCCAAACATCCAATACTGTGCAAGAGTGCAAAGAGATTCAGGTGGAACAAATACAAGTTTGGTTATTTTGTCTCAACCAATAGAAACTATTAACTCAATACCTTTTGTTGGCAAGACTGTCACAATGTCTTTTTATGCAAGAGTAGGTGCCAACTTTTCTGCTACAGGTTCACTTGTAAATGCAAATTTATTGAGCGGAACTGGAACAGACCAAAATCAACAAGGCGCAGGGTATACAGGGCAAGTATCAATAACTGCAGATAATTTTACATTTTCAACTACTTGGCAACGATATGCTTTAGTTGGCACAATTCCTGCAAATGCAACAGAATTAGCAACAACATTCTATTACACCCCTACAGGCACCGCTGGAGCAGCAGACTACTTTGAAATTACGGGAGTCCAAATAGACCTCGGTACTTATACGGCTACAACTGCTCCTACTTTCCGTAGGTCAGGCGGAACAATTCAAGGAGAATTAGGCGCGTGTTATCGTTATTTCCAACGCATACAAGATAGTTCTGGTGGCGTAGATGGATACATTGCAAATGCTTTTGCATATGGAACTACTGCTGCCTACGGCGTGATGCAATTTATTGCACCTTTTAGAGTCAATCCAACTACAACGTTTACATCTGGAAACTACGAAGTATTGCAAGGAAATGGCACAATTTCATCTCTTTCAGGTGTTTCAGTCTCAAATCCAACAACAACAACTCAACTCATTGGTGGTACTACAACTGGTTTAACAAGTGGTCAAGCACTGTTAATGCGTACTGGTTCTACCGCCTTTGTCCTAGATATGTCTGCGGAGTTATAATGAAATACGAAATAGTGAAAACACCTTTTGGTGAAGTAATTAAAAGAATAAATGACGATCAAACTGAGTCGTTTATACCTAAAGACTTAGGCAATTCAGACTATCAACGCTACCTAAACCCAGAAGCGGAACAATCCACACCAATTGTTGAGGTGACACAGTGACTAGAGCTAGAGACACAGCTGACACCCAAGACAACCTCGGCGGTGCAGTGCCACCGTTTGTTGCGGGGAAGAACGTTTTGATTAATGGTGCGTTTGACATTTGGCAACGCGGAACTTCTTTCACGGCAGATGCTTTGTATGGTGCAGATCGCTGGATAAATTCGATGCAGACCAGCCAAGCCACAATCTCTCAGATAACTTCGTCTTTGCCCAGCGGGTTTAGATACGGAATCAAAATACAAAGAAACTCTGGCTCAACATCAACTACGCTTGAATCTATATCACAAGCGATGGAAACTGTGAATTCCATACCGCTACAAGGTCAAACTTTAGTTTTGTCATTTTGGGCAAAAAAGGGTGCAAACTTTTCAGATGGTGCAAATCAGATATTTGTTCGAATGTATAGCGGAACTGGTACTGACCAAAACGCCGCAAGTTATGGCGCTTGGACAGGTTACACAGAATGGCACACGTCTGGTTCGGTAACTCCGACCACCTCGTGGACTCGATTTTTCATCACTGGAACAGTTCCATCTAACGCTACTCAAATTGGAATTCGTATTGGATTTGGACCCACTGGCACCGCTGGAGCAGATGATTCAATGCACATTGCTGGCGTGCAGCTTGAATCAGGAAATCTAGCAACGCCGTTCTCTCGCGCTGCTTCTTCAATCGGCGGGGAGTTGGCATTGTGTCAGCGATATTACTTCCGCAACAACGACTCATCAACTAATTTTGCTCCCGTCTGTGCTGCTGCGATTACAGCAAATGCAACACAATCTGATGCTTACATTCCGTTGCCAGTAACAATGAGAACAAAGCCAAGTAGCGTAGATTTCAGTAATTTATCTATTTATGATTATGTTGCAGCTTCAGGATATACAATCTCAAATGTCACGATAAACAGTAATTCATCTCCTACCATTGCTGTTGCATCTCTTACCTTTGCAACAGCAACTTCGGGTAGATTTATTATTGTCCGAGGCAACAATTCGGCATCGGCTTATCTAGGATTTAGTGCGGAGTTATAAAATGGAAAACACATTTATTTCAATTGACTCTAATGGCGATGAGCACATTACTATTGACCGAGGCAACGGTGAATTCACCTCAATGCTCAAAACTACCTATGACGAAATGATTGCAGCTCAAGCAAACCAACCAACGCTCTAGATCAGATTCGGGGGGAACTATGCGTTTTCATATTGTGGCATTGCCACATACACAGGTAATAAAAGAATTTGCAGGATGTGCTTTTACTGAAAAGGTGCGCCGCTTTTGCATAATGATGCACAATCTAGGCCACGAAGTATTCCTTTATGCAGGCGAATCCGTTGAGGCACCTGTTACTGAACTGATCACTTGCGTTAATGACGATATGCGAAAGGCCGCCCTTGAGTGGGTGCCTCATTACACGCAGTTCCCGTTTAGCGGTCCATTGTGGGATTACTTCAACTCAAAGGCCATTGCAGGTATCGCCTCACGGATTCAACCGCAAGATTTCATTTGCTTAATCGGCGGCAGCGCACAACAGCCAATTGCCGATGCCTTTCCTGCCCATATGTCGGTGGAGTTTGGCGTTGGCTACGGCGGTGTGTTTGCCAAGTATCGGGTGTTTGAATCCTATGCCTGGATGCACTCAATCTATGCAGGGTGGAAAAACCCAACAACTGCCGATGGCCAGTTCTACGATGCGGTGATTCCTGGTTATTTGGAACCTGAGATGTTCCCACTGGGAGATGGCAAGGGCGATGAAAAGGGTGAGTATTACCTGTTTATTGGTCGGCTTATTGATCGCAAGGGATACAGAATTGCCCAAGAAGTCTGCGAGCGATTAGGCAAGCGGCTCATCTTGGCAGGGCCTGGGCAGCAAAGCGGGTATGGCGAGTTTGTTGGGTCAGTTGGACCTGAACAACGCGCAAAGCTAATGGGCGGTGCCACTGCCACCTTTGCACCAACGCTTTATGTCGAACCTTTTGGCAATGTGGTGATCGAATCACAGGCTTGTGGCACACCAACAATTACAACCGATTGGGGTGCATTTACAGAGAACAACCCTGAGAGTTCAGGCTTTAGATGCCGTACTTTGCGTGAATTTGTGCAGGCAGCCGAAGGGGTCAAATACCTAGATCGGACTAAAATCCGAAATCGTGCAGTTTCGCTCTATAACCTTGATACTATCGCCCTTCAATACGAGGCTTACTTTCAGCGATTATTAACCCTTTGGGGCGATGGCTGGTATGAAATGGGGGATGATGGAACGCGGTGAAATCTTAGATGAAGCCAAGCACCTTACTCACGGTGATCGCAATAAGAATTATGGAAAGCCATTAACAAATCATCAGCGCATTGCTGGTTTATGGTCAATTTATTTAGAACAAGAGATTTCTCCATCTCAAGCTGCAATGTGCCTTGCACTTGTCAAAGTTGCTAGGTTGATTGAATCACCTGATCACCTTGATAGTTTTATAGATGGCGCTGCATATTTTGCAATTGCTGGCGAAATCGCCACAAGTTAAGTTTAGGCGCTAAAACGCCCCCATAGAAAAACCCCCTGCAGCCGTTCCTGCAGGGGGTTTTTCGTTTCTTTAATTTAATCTTTCAAATAGTCCTGCAGTGCAAGAATCACAATCTTTGTGACAGTAAAGTGATTGGCCTTCGCCTTTACCTTTACTGCCAGCCAAAGTTCTTCAGGCACTCGTATTGAACGCAATGGTGTCATAGAACTACGCACTGACTCATTGAACCCCAACACCAGCCAAAAAACTGGGCGCTGGGTGCATCAATGCCAACCCACCAAAGGTTTGCAGAAACCTGCCAAATCAAGATTACGCCAATCAAAAGAGCAATTGCGCGTACTTGCTTGCCACGCTTTGTAAGCATCTCAACGCTCCAATTCTTGAATTTGTGCAATGACTAATGCAGAGTTCACAATTGCACTGCGTAGTGAGCGCTTCATCTCGTCAAAGTCTGATGTTTCACTTGCTTGATTAAGGTCACGACTGATTTGATACATATTATCTGCTACTTCAATTACTAGATTTTTGTAAGCACCCATTTTATTTATTCTCCAATTCGCGTTCAATTCGGGATAGTTCCATTGCTGCTTGCAGGTGAAAATTGCGTTCAATTGTGTGTTCATCACGCCAAAGTTCCATCACCTGTTCTAAGTGCCAATTTGTAATTTCTTGAAGTGTCATTACGCACCTGCCTTTTGTGAGCAGTTATTGCAATGTAAGCGATGAATACTTCCTATAGCAGTTTTAGTTTCAAGTGTGTATTCCATTTGCATACCGCAATACTTGCAAGCAAGCGCTCTTTTTAATTCGTTGCTTATCATTATGCACCTGCCTTTGCAATGCGTGTAACTGTTAGTTGTTTGTAACAAGTTAAGCAAAACCAATCTCCCTCAACATAAACTGCTGTGTGTTCGTGCGTAGTCTTTGACATTTTCTAATCCGTTCTTAGGGGCCGTTCCCCATTGAGATAAAGATAGCACCTGTATATACGGATGGGCAAGATTGACCCCCTGTTTTGGTAACGATTTGATAACGCTTTTCAGGCGTGTTAGGCTCAAATTAAGGCGTGGAAACCCAAAGAATTGGGGAATTGCTAGGGTTTTCACGCCTTGCCCTACACTTACCCCTATGACCACCGCTATCGCCTTCCAGGGGCCTGACTTTGCCATTCTAGGGGCAGACTCTCAGGTGACAGATGGCGATAAGCGCATCCTTTCCCCTAGCACCCCTAAGATTGTCAAACTAGGCAAATACTTGCTGGCAGTGCGGGGCGATTGCAGGCCAGGGGATATTCTGACCTACAACTGGAAACCGCCAGCCTTTGATGGCACTGATCCTGTGAAGTTTATGGGCAAAAAGATTGTGCCAGCCATCATTGCTGCCTTTCGAGCTAATGGCTACGACTTTGACAAAGATGGTGCAAGTTTTGGCTTTTTAATGGCATTTGCTGGCAATGTCTTTGAGATTGGCGATGATTTGAGTATCAATCAAAGTGCAGATGGCCTGTATGCAATCGGTTCAGGCTCTGCCTACGCGCTAGGCGCATTGGCGGGGCAACTGCCCAACCTTGCTCAATCAGATTGGGCGGCAGATCGGATTCTTGAGGCGCTTGAAATATCTGCCAAATACGACATTAACACCGCCGCACCTTTTCAGATTGAGGTTCAGCGAGTCTAAGCGTTGCACTGTTCAAGTCTGTGTAGTATGGGCGCACCTACTTTGAACTGAAAGGAAAGAAATGTTTTGGTTAGGATTAGTTTGTCTGATTATTGGCGTTTTGGCATTATACGCAATCATAATTTCAGCTTTTGAGATTGGTGAAGGCCGATGAACTTTGAAAAGCAACCACGCCAACCGCTATTTTCAATTCATAATCATTCAGACGGCAGTATTGCCCTTTATCTTGAAGAACAAGATGCCGTGAAGGATTTAGTTCAAGATGTTGTTGGCGCTTATGAATTAGATGATTTGGATTTACTGCGCCATTCGGCAGATCGAAGTGTGAAGTCTGAAAACTACTTTGAACACCTTGATAATGCTCGCGACAATTTGGGCGAGAACGCGCCATTGCTTTGCAATATGAGCGAGCAAGAAGCATTGATTTTGGCTGAAGATTTAATTCGTGCAGTCAAGTTTGGTCGTATTGGCCGTGAGGCTCAAGGCAATTATCCGTCACTCAAGGCGGTCAAATAACCCAATGGCAAATCCAAATGGTCGCAAAGGCGCACAATTCGAAACCGATGTTATGCGTTGGCTTCGCGGTGCTGGTGCCTTGTGTGAGCGTTTGGTGAAGGCTGGTAAGCACGATGAGGGCGATCTAGTCGCAATCATTGGTGGCAAGCAATACATTCTTGAACTCAAGAATCGTAAAACAATAAGTTTGCCTGAATTTTGGCGTGAAGCTGAAGTTGAGGCAGAAAACTACGCAAAGG